TGTGAAGATACAGATATAGATGATGTTATGAGAACAATAACTAGTCTTGAAAAAGAATTTCCAGATTATAAATTTATAAGAGGAGAGAATAAACTAGAAGATTGGGAACAAATGTTATTTATGAGCTGTTGTCATCATAATATTATAGCAAATAGTTCTTTTAGTTGGTGGGCAGCATACTTTAATTCTTGGTCAGACAAAATAGTTTGTTATCCATCAGTATGGTTTGGAGAGATAGCTAAAAATAATACAAAAGATTTATGTCCTAAAGAATGGGTTAGAATAGATGTTTAATGAAAAGAAAGATTAATTTTGTGATTTGAAGGCATTGATACTTTATTACTAATATTCATTCCAATTTTGTGAACATTGTTAACTTCCTTCATATATGTGCTAATATTTTCATCCTTTTTTAAACCATAAGATTGTAATAAAGGAGTAACTTTATCATTATTACCTTTTGAATTGAATGCTGATTGTTTATGTATTCTATGTTTAACTAATATTTCAGGGCAATTATAAAATTTTTTATTAAGTTTTCTAAGTCTAATCCATAAATCATAATCTTCTATACCATTTTCATTCCAATGACATAAATCTTTTTTAATAATTGAACTTGAATTTATAATAGGATTTACTTCTGCAAAATTAAAATTTGAAAAATCATATACAGGTATTTTTGGTACAACTCCTTCAATATCTCCAAACCATATACAATTACTGCCGATAACATCATAATTATTTAAAAATTTAGATTGAATTTCTAGTTTTTTATATTGCCATATGTCATCGACATCTAATAAAGCAATATGATTGAATTTACATAAAGTAACCATTTTGTTAAGAGCATTAGCTTTACCCTTAATATTTATTAAATCATATACTTTGATTCTTGAATCTATATTCTCATATTGTTTTGCTATTTTAAATACTTCAGAATTTTCATGATGACCATTAATACCAATTATTAGTTCCCATTCGTTATAAGATTGGATAATTATAGAACTAATAGACTCATTAATAAATTCAATTCCATTATATATAGGCATTAATATGCTAATCATTTTATATAGTATATTAATTTAAAATTCTTTGGAACATAAACCAATTATCAATATTAACATTATTATTCTCTCTAAATAGAGAGAATCTATCTAAATTGGAGAGAATACAATCTACTATTATTATTTGGTCATCTTTAACAAGGTAACCATTTTCAAAATATAACTTCAATTTATTATCATATGTTGTAGCCCACCATTCAATATTATTTTTATGTAATAAGAAAAATCCACCTGCTATAGAATTTTGATGTGCAGGTATAGGTATAACTGGTAATTTATTTTCATTGCGGTTGTTGATAATTTTATATAAAAAATTCATATATCCATCATCATTCATTACACAAGCATAACAAATTTTATTAATATTATTTTGTAAAACAAGTTGATTATTACCCCAATTTATTAATCTACTAGTATGTGTATCTTCAGGTCTATTTCTAAAATAACCAATGTCACACCACCCATAAAATTCAGTATCAAAATATTTTTGGTTTATGGTTTCTTTTACAAATTGAATTTTTTCAGACCAAAGCATATTAAGCTCCCAACATGATTTATCATTTAATAAATGATTATTATCATGATTTTTAATCCAGTAATCTTTATATTTATAATTATAGAAATTACATAATGGTTTTATAACAATTTTAATTTTTGGATTATTTTTAATATCAATATATTTAACGCTATTTTCATCAGTATAAATAACCAAATTAAAATTATTAACAATTGAAATAAAATTATTCATCCATTCAATATAAATTCTAGGATCAAATTTAGATTTAATAACATAAAAACAACTAGAAAAAGTAATTGACATAAATTAAATAATTACAAATATTTTAAGTATTTATTTAATGATTAATTAAATTATGTTTAATATAAAAAGCATCGCCCCACTTATAATCAGTCCAACTAGTTTCAATTCTAACTAAACCAAATTGTCTTAAATATTCATCTAATTCAGTTACTAAAGCACAATTCTTATATACATAATCACTATTAACTTCAGTATATAAATAATCTACATTATGTAAATAATTTTCCATCCCTTTTAGAGCTTTTAATTCTGCTCCTTGAATATCAAAATTCAAAAAATTATAATTGATATTATATTTTGGTAAAATATCTTTTAATAAAGATGTTTCTCCCTGAAATGCGGTAATATAATGAACATGTGGATGATATTTGGAATGTAATCCAAAATCTAAAATAGAAGATGATTGGCCATTATTTGATACTTTAAATACAACATTTTCCACAACATCAGAGACAATTGCGTTTTCAATATTAATTCCTGTATATTTATTTTTACACAACTCAACTTTCCCAGGCAAAGCTTCTATCCATAATATCTTATCTCTCGAAATATATTTTTCATATTCATTTAATTCTTCACATTCATGCGCTCCTACATGAAGTATTCCTTTAAAATTAATATTATACTTTTTAATTAACTGATGTAAAGGTATAAGCATTATATTTCAACTTATATACTTTTTAAGTTGAAATATTTACATATTATTTACATATTATTTACATATCATTAACAATATTTATAAATTTTTCAGAACATTTTTCAATTGATAAATTTTCTAATATATATTCTCTAGGTTTATAATTTTGTAAATTATCAATAAACTTATTAAATATGTTATGTAAATTATTAATATCTGTAAAATATTCACCACATTTTTCATCCCAATAAGAAATAGTTGTTGCTGGTAAATTCGGATAATTTGATCCATATTCTTGATTTAATGAAGTAACATTCCATACTAATAATGGAACATCACATGATAGGGCTTCCTCTAGAGCAAACCCTTGACTTTCGTGTGCTGTTAACCAAATACCAAATTTAGATTCTCTTAAATAATTTAGGTATTCTTCTTCTGAATATTTATTAACATAATCAAAAATTTTAAAATTAATATTCAAATTGTTCAAAAAAAGTTTTAACATGTTTAAATCTTGTGGATTTCGACGCTTATGGTAAATAAAAACATTATGTCTATCGGATATATCTTTAAAAGGACAAAATTTATTTGTATCTACACCAAAAGGTAAATTTTTAATTTTAAGGTCTCTACATATTGGAAAATAATTCCACAATTCAACAACCCATTTGCTTGGTTGTATATATATGGAATTATTACCTTTAATTATTTCAAGATTGCTTTCAGGAAAAACACTAAAATGAGGGCCAAATATGAATTTTGTATTTGGATAATTCTTAACATTAATAGGTTGAGATGGGCTATAAACAACATCAAAATTATTCAAGTCGAACGAAGATAAATCAGAATTACCTATTTTGGTTATTTGAATATTATAATTCAATAAAGCATTAAAATTTTTTTGATGTATAAACATATTAATCAACAGAACCTTCATTAAATATTTATAATAATATTATTTTAAATACTTAAATTTTACTTATAATATAAGTTTTAATCCATTCTTTGTTAAAATATTTTTTAACTATATCATATTGTTTATTTAAACATTTTAAATATAAATTAAAATCAGATTGAAATAATGATATTTTATTGTAAAAATCAACTTCATCTTTAAAAAATACTTCATCACAAAATTCATCATCAAATGGCCATTTCATATCATGTTTTTCTGAAATTAATAATGAGCCAGATAATAAAATTTCAAATGTTCTTTTATTTGGCTCCCCTACACCTAACAAGTCCAAACTAAACATAGAATTTCTAAGCTGTTCAAGAAAAATATTATAATTTAATCTTCCAGGATTATAAATATATCTATGTATTTTATTGTAAATAGATACTCTATCTCTTATTATATTGTATTGCGAATCTTCATGTTTATATAATCCACCAGTAAAAAAAATTCTATTTTCTTTTTTTTTAAAATATTCATCTTGTGAAACTAATTCTTTATCACATTTTTCAATAATAGATATCTCACCAAACATAATAAATGGAAAAGGAATTACTTTATTGCTGTATATTTTATTTTTATTATAATTTCTCTTAAAAAATAAAGTTACTTTATCATTAACAAAATATTCAGAAGGATCGTAATCGTAATCGTAATTATCAAAGATAAAAACCTTTTTAAAATTATTGTTATTGATAATGTCTACAATTTTATTATATATATTATATATATTTGTCTTAAAGAAGACCTTATCTGGAATGGCATCATAAACAGGAACTATCGCAAATAAATAATCATAATTTGTATCATTTATTGATTTCCAATCATAATTGACATTAATATTATAATATTTATAACTATTCATTCTATCATTTCTAGTACAATCTTCATCATTATTTATATAATAATCTGATTCAGGAAATAGTATTTTAAGGCCGATATCTTGATTTACACAATCAATGATAGCTATTTTCATATTTGTTATAAAATAATATAAAGTCTTTATATTAAAGTTTGAATAAAATCTAATATCTCTGTTGAACTATTTCCATTACCATATACATTACATTTTGGTAAATTATGTTTTGGTATCATATCATAAATAATATCTAATTTTGTATAATCATTTAATATTGTTATATATTCTTTAGGGATGTGTGTTCTCTCAGTTGATTCTCTCAAGACAATACAATGTTTACCAATAAAGGAGGCTTCTTCTTGTATTCCGCCTGAATCAGTAATAATAAAGTTACATTTTGACATTTGTTTTGTAAATTCATAATGGTTACAAGAATTCATTATTTCAATGGAATTAATATTTCCAATACTTTTTTTAACTTTAATTTGTAATTCAGGATTTGGATGTAAATACCATGAATATTTAATATCGGGTGTTTTTAATACTAATTTTTTCAAACCAATCAATAAATTATCGATTTCATTCCAATTTTCTCGTCTATGAAATGTTATTATAACAATATTATTAAATTCACAAGTTAAGTTATATGAATTTATTAAGTCTAATATAGTGTTACCTACATTTTTTATAATACCAGGAACCTTTTCACTATTTAATAAAATAACTGAATCTTGATGAGGAGCAAAATGTATAGTTGATAATCTTGAAATCATTTGTCTATAACCTTCTTCTGGAAATGGTTTTTTTAAATTATACGTTCTCAATCCAGCCTCAATATGAATAATTTGTTTGCTCATTTGAAAAGCGGTTAAAGCACTATAAAATGCAGATGAAGTATCTCCTTGTACTAAAATATGTGAATAATCATTAATTAACTCAGGTAGCTTTGACAAAATTTGACTACCAATATTAGATAATCTATTATCTGTATTTTTTTCAATATTCAATATTTTAAATGATATATCTAATTCTTCATCAATATTTTCATGTTGTGTTACATATATAACTTGATGCTCTATATTTCTATGTTTAAATTCATTTATAATAGATTTTAATTTTAAAAATTCAGGACGTGTTCCAAAAATAATACAAAAACTATTTTTATTCATTAATTTAAATTATATATAATTTTTAAATTAATAATTATCTATTGAATAAAATTTAAATATCAATCATTTTACTATCAAATTTACACTCTAATTGTGAAAGTGGAGAACCATCAACTACATATTCTCTATTAGAAGAACCCTTCATAAATATATCGAGACTAGAACCAACATCTAAATAAATATTATGCGGATGTATATTCCAAGCATTAGAAATTAATATTTTGGAAACAGGTCCACCTGAAAACAAAATTAATTTATGTTTATAATTCTTAACTTCATTTAAAATATTATCCAAAAATTCATCCCCTTTAGTATCCCACTCATTAACTAAATATAAAGGAATATTGATATATTTTTCAACTAAGAAAAAATCAGGTAAGTTATTAGGTCCAATAAATATAAAAGGTTTTCTTTCTTCAATTAAAAATTTTGTCCAATTTCTCCAATTTTTATTAACAAATATATTAGCAAATGTAGTGTATAAAGGATGTAAATTAAAATTGTTAATATACCATTTTCCCATATTAAAGTTACAACATCCACAAGGTATTCCAACATAACAATTTTTATTGGACGCTAAAAAAATAGCATTTGTTAAATCTTTATGTAATTTACCATTTTTTGTAAATGTCCAATTATCAATATTAGTGAGAGTATTATTTTGAAGAACATGAAATTCACCATCAGCAGGTCTTATAACAGCAAAAGGTGTTGAAATGTTTATTTTATTAATAAAAAAATTAAAATCTTCTGTGCTTGTTACATTCTGTCTATTAATTAATGTTCTGAATCCTTCTTTTCTATAATTATTAATGACATTATCAAATCCAGAACCACTTGAGCCACTATTTCCATCACATCCATATTCCCAAGCAGTTTTTGGAATTGAACCAAATAAGGATAAATCATTACTTGGATGTGGAGGAACATATGTTGATATGTTAGCATATTTTTGTAACATATATGAAAATGTCATATCTTCACCAACACAAAAATATTCATTTACTTTTTGTGGTTCTCTCAATAAAAAAGATATCCACTCCTTTTTGAAAAACCAAGAATGACCTACAATATCAACGGGCTTTGGAACAACATTATTACCATTCAAATTACTATCCCAACCATATCTTCTATAAACTCTATAATTATCCTCATTTTTAAAAATAACACCTATTGTTCCATATAATGCTTCTTTTTGACTCATACAATTCATACAATTTTTAAACCAATTACTACCAGGAATAGTATCATCATCAAATATACATATATAATCTGTATCTGCTAATTGAGAAATCATAAATCTAGACCATACCCCACTATTATAATTACAATCAAATATTTTAAAAATAGGATCTTTTTTATATTTGGATAAATCTACTTCTTGATTACCATTATTCCAAATTATAATTGATTTAGGAGGTATGCTTTGGTTCATTATAGCATTAATTTGTTGTTCAAGAATATGGTGTCTACGAAATATATTAATAATTGCTGTAATGTTTGAAGTCATATATTATAATATAAATGTTTTCTTTTTATATTAAAATAAAACAAAATTTTTAAGATATATTTCATATTCATGTGGTAAATTTGAATTATCCTTAACAGGTATTATATCTGCAATATTATTTTTGTCTTGTCTATCAAATACATCAGCATTTGATATTAATCTTTTATTTATATTTTTAATATCAGTATAAATAGGTATATTTAATTCCTGGTGACTGAAATTTTCAATCTTATTTTTAATAAATTCACCATTTCCAAAATACGATAAATGCCAACCAGCATTTAAAATTTCGCTACAACTATAAAAACGTATATCATTTATTGTTAACGATAATTTTTTATAAAAATCGTAAGAAATAATTCTAGCACTTGGCCATTTTACCTTTTTTTTGTGATTTAAATTACAATAATAAAAATCCATTTCTAATACATTAATAGTTATATTAATTTCATTATTTTTAATTTTTTCTAATATATCTCTATTTGGTATTTCGTCAATATCTGTAATTACCAATATATCATCATCATTTAATTTAATTTTATCAAAACCATTTTTAATACAATTTCTCTGATATCTTTCATTATTCCATTGTTCACCATTAGAAATATTTATATTTGGATATTTATGAGGAAAATCTTCAACTATAATATGTATTATTTTATCTTGAAATTTTTCAAATACAGATTTATTTAATTCGAAAAATAATGGTTTTTCTTTTCCAATGAAGGTATGTCTACTTTCAACAATTATAAAATAATCTACAACTTTATGTAAAATATTTAATCTATAATTTAATAATTCTATTTCATTATAAAAAATAAAACAATCTATTATTTTCATTTATATTAAAACAATATAAATAAATTAATTAACTTAACATATATAATGGGTATTATTTTTGTTTTTGGACCATGTTGGAATAATCTAAATACTTTGTTAAATACGATTAAAAATAATCTATATTTTTTTCCAGATACAAAAGCTATATATATAGCAACAAATGATGTAAATGTTTTAAATTATTTTAATAATCAATCTAATAATAATATTATTTGTGAAAAATTTTCAGATAATGAAGGACATCAAACATCATGTTTTAATTCAATTATTTATGGAATGAAAATGGTAATAAAATATGATTTAAATGATAGTGATGATATAGTTGTTTATTCCCATGAAGATGTATATATTAATGATATAAATTTATTTAATAATTCAATAAGCAAATTTAATAAGGATGTAGATATTGTATGTAGGAGATATGAGGGGACAAAAAAAGGAGAAACTATGGATTATTATATGAATGATGCTTTTTTTATAAAAAAAAATAAAATAAAAGAAATATTTGGAGAATGTCAATTAAAAACAATACATATTGGTATGTTTTGTGAAAATGAATTTACTAAAATAATAGAAAAATTCAAAGTTTTTTATATACCTTATTATAATCATTCAACACATAAAGATAGTGAATTAGGTTTTCATCATATATTAAATTATGATATAGGAAATATTCCTTTTTGGGATAAATCAAATATTCAAGAGATTTATAATATGTGATTTAATTTGCTGTAGAAATATGAGGAAATACATCACTTATACAAGGTTCTGCCCAAAATGATTTAATATTTAATTTTCTAAATAAATCGTTCATCCACCAATCTGGAGCATTATTAAAAGGAATATAATTTTCGTATAATTTTTTAGCACATTTATTTGTTAAAATATAAAATTGAGCTAACCGAGTTCCACCATGAACATATTTTCCAATTTCATTCGATTTGGGATATACATATATTCCATCCTTTACTTCATGTTCTTCAATATTTTTATAACTTAGCCATTTTGTATCGAATATAATATCCCAGTCAGGATACATATTATTTAATTGTTCAATATATAATTTAACATGATAATCTATATCACCACAAAAAAATTGATTATCTTCCATTATTACTCCATAATCATAATTATTTTCAACAATATCCTTTAAGCATAAAAAATGTTTAAATGTACAAGAAATCTGCCCATTTTTTATGTTTGGACAACCAGGCAAGCTGTAATTTCCACAACTATAGGATGGTTCTTTAATAAGAACTTGTTTTCTAAATTCTTCAGTAATTTTATCCTTATTAGGTTCTAATATCCATTTAACATTATTGTTATCTAAATTCCATCTTTTAAATTCATCGATCATTCTAGGACCCCTTTGTTTGTCAACACCATGTATTAAATAATATTGAATACTCATTATAATAATAATAATAATAATAATATAATTTTTAAATTTAAATTTATATTATTAATTTTATCTTTTAGCTAAAATGGTTAAACCATTATTATTAGTATATTTTTCTTTAATATACCATTCAGGATGATCTCGTAAAAACTCGAAAATAGCAGGTCCTAATCCTTTTGCGATTTCTTCAACAGGAATACCACTTCTCTCACTTTCTGCCTGCATATTATGTCCGCCTCTAATTGATTCACCATATATTTCGTCTATTGTTGTATCGTGCATAATAATATATTTATTGGTAATTTTACTGAACTTTTCAAGTTCTCGTTTCAATTGTCCATATATGTGCCATGTATCAATAAACGTAATATCGTAATTTTCACTAAATTCAATGTCTAAGTTATTTTTCCATTCATATTTAACATCAATATTATCGAAATTTTTACTAATTTCAAGTAAATCATTAATATCACAAGTTTCAATATCATTTAAAAAAAATCGTTTTTTAGATTCATTATTATTATCTAAAAGACCATATAAAAACGCCCATGAAGAAATACAACCTCTGACTCCAGTTTCAAAAACACTATCACACTCCTTAGCATATTTATATAACGTCATAATATGTTCCATAATATCAGAGGATCCATTTTTATATCTATTAATAGATATTAATTCAACAATTTGTCTAATTGTTTCCATTATAATTCAATATTATGTTTACTTTTAAATAGAAATAATAATATATTTATTTTGTTTCCAAAAGAAATAAAGGAAATATTTTAAATATAACTATGATTGAGCAAGAATATATAATGCTTATTATGAATTGTAAGAAATACTTAAAGAAAGCAAAATTTCAAAAAATGACTTGGTTACAAAAAATCCCTTCTTTTTTAAAATATTACCATGTTATTGGTGTTCCGGAATTAGATACAAAATATAAATTTGATAATGAATCTCAAATTTTATGGGTTAAGGTTGAAGATGATTATAACTCATTACCAAAAAAAGTCATTAGAGCTTATGAAGCAGTTTATGAAACATTTGATTTCAAATACTTATTTAAAACAGATGATGATCAGATATTAGTAAATGAAAAATTTTTAGATGTAGTGAGAGGGATAACAAGTAATAGCAGAAAAATACACTATGGAGGTTATATTGTAGATGTAAAACAAAATTATTTATCACAATATCATAAAATTCATCCAGAATTACCAGAATATTTGCCTATACTTCAAACAAAATATTGTAGTGGTCGTTTTTATTTTCTCTCGAAGCAAGCATTAGCAAATGTAATAAGTAAGAAAAATTTAATTGAAAAGGAATTTTTGGAGGATTATGCGATAGGTTTTAATCTAGACCCATATTATAAATTAAATATAACAAATTTAGCTACAAATAAGTTTTTTACTGATATTGAATTAAGTGATTATCCGAAGTTAATAGAAGAAGGTAAAATTTAATTAAGTTTAAAGTTTCTTAAAGCAGCTAATTCTTGTTGTCTCTTCATAAAAGCTACCTTATCTAAATCAAGCATAGCAGGAGTATAATCAGTTGGACGTTTTTCAATATCACTATAATCAGCTCTTTGAGTTACACTTAAAGGAGTAATTAAATACCATTTATGAATAGCTTGGAGATTAAACCAATATTTATCAATAGCATAAATAAAATGATTAGCAGGTTCTTTGATTAAATTAAGTATTCCATCTTTGTAGTTTTTAATAAGGATATCATAATAATGTTTTTGTACAATATAACCTGTAGTAGTTTGACAACGAGTAACTTTAACACATGAATCATCAATTTTTGTATAAGGCGGTACATTATTTCCAGCTATTAATGCGACATCAAAATCTTTATGTTCAGAGAGAAATGTATTAAATTGTTGTATAAATAAATTAGGATTAGTAAATAATATATCATCTTCAACAATGAGAACATGTTCAAAGTTATTAGCTTTAGCATTTTCAATGATTTTAAGATGACTCATACTACAACCTATAGCTCCATTAGCCATTTTAATTGCATTAAATCTCTCGGCATTAATTCCGACATTTTTAAGTTGGGTTTCGACATGTTGTTTTCTATCAGGTCTGGATTGAAGATTAATATAAAATGCGTGTTTTATATCAGAAATTGAATTCATAATAGATATTATAATATTATTTTAAATTAATATTACAATAAAAATATATTACAATAAATATTCTCTCATTTAATAATAAAATGTTAACTGAAAATTATACAAAAGAAGAAAAAATAAACATGGCAAAAAAAATAAAAGATATAAAAATAGAAGATGTAGAAGAAGATATGAATAAATTAATAAAGATAGGAGAAAAAGCAGAAATGATATCAGAGAGGTCAAAAATAGGAAATGATGTAGTAGATTATTTTACATTTTTACAACGTCTAGAGACAAAGGGTAAATATGATGTAAATTATTTTGAATTTATAAAAAATTTAGACTTATTTAGAGAGAAAAAATTTATTCAGACGATGTTAAAATATTACGAAGACGTAAAAAATAAAAATAAGACGAAGCATGAGTATAAAGTTTTAAAAGAAGTATATAATATATGTATAAGTGCGATAAATATAATGAGGCCGTTAAATTGTATGGAGATTTATACTCGTTTTAATGCTAAACGAGTGTTAAATTTTTGCGCAGGTTGGGGTGGTTCAGCAGTAGCGGCAGCAGCATTAAATTTAGAGGCATATTATGGTATAGAAATTAATAATGATTTAAAAGAGCCATATGATGATATGGTAAAATATTTGCGCACAAAATCAAACACAGAATTTAGCATCCATATATGCGATGCTGTTAATTTCGATTATTCGACAATGGATTATGACACCATATTCTCGTCTCCTCCATATTATTTTATAGAAAAATATGCCAACAATATGGTATACAATTCTAAAAAAGAAATGGATGATAAATTCTATAAACCTATCTTTTCCAAAAGCTATTTACATCTCAAAAAAAATGGCCATTTTATTATTAATGTTTGTAAAGAAGTTTATGATAACATACTTAAAAACTTATTTGGCGAAGCTCATATGACATTTCCACTTAAAAAATCTAAACGACAAAATAATCATACTGAAATGGTTTATGTTTGGCATAAAAATTAAAATACACCACCTAAACCAACCCTCGCACTTGCTTGTGCTCTAGGCTTTGCACCAACATAACTAGCATATTGTGGTGAAAATTTATTTGGAGGTCTTTGTATGTTTTGATGTTTTTGAATTTGTATTGGTATTTTTGATATGTGTCCATTATTTACAAAATTTTGATATAATGGTTGACGTTGTTGTTGTATTTTTTGTTGCTGTTGCTGTTGTTGTTGCTGTTGCTGTTGTATTTTATGATATCTGTAATAACCTAATAGATTTTCGGTTTGCACTTGACTTTCATTTTCATGTTTATCTTCTTCATCTTCTTGTTTTTTATTAAAATTATTAAACGCATCTTCTTCTATGTCTTTTCTTTTGTCTTCTTCTATTTGTCTCAATAATTCTTGTGGAATTTGTCTACCCATTTTTATTAAATAGTTTGCTACATTTTCTCGTTTCTCTCTAGTAGTTGGATAATGTGGAATATTTGACCAATCTGTTGTTGCTATTACTGTTTTCTTTGTTTCTTTAAATTTATCCGGATTTATTATTTTTCTTTTTGGTTCTCTCAAATCATAACTATAATATTCTTCCGAACCAAATGGAATAAGTGTTAAAAATGTTTTAATATTTACAATTTTAATATTAGGATTATGTACTATAAATATATTATCATTTGGATTATCTGATTTTTCATCAATTGTATAGCTTAATTGCGATATACTTCTTAAACCATCTTGACCATCATCATATTCACCCCTCCATGGATCTTTTTTTGATATAATTCTTGATATTCCATCAAAAAGTTGTAAAATTTCTGGACTCCCAATGTTATAAAATACACTTCTATCTACTTTTAATCCTACTCTATCACATCGCTTTTGTAAAACATTATCTTCCATACCCCACCCCCAAAAACACGCGAACCCATTTGTTTTTTCAAAGTCAGCACCTTTCATTACAACAATACCACCTAAAGCATATTTAAAACCATAATAATGTTTAACAATTCCATGTGTTGTTTCATAATCAAATATTTTACTAAATGGAATTGTATCAACATCATTAAAAATAAAAGTAATATCCTTATAATGCTCAGGATATTTGTTTCGTGCCGCAATAAAACCTATATTTTTTACAGCACCTCTATTAAAAGTTCTGGCATCACATTGATGAGAAAAAAATATCTCATAATCATCTTTATCCTCTAATATAAAACTCATATACTTAGAGAAAAAAAATTTATGTTGAACACGATTTCTATAAGGAACTATAAAAATACGCTTTGGAATTTTTACTTCTTCTGACATTTTTATAATTATCATATAGTTTTTATTTTTATATTTAAAACTTAATAAATATAAAAATCATAATTACTTCACCATTTCTAAATTATATTTTTTTAATATAGCTGCCGGGACTATATTTTCTTCTTTGGCTATTTTTTCAAGTTTTTTATAACATTTATTTATCGTTACTTCACTTGTTTCACTTACATTTTTAACATCTTTTTTACTAATATTTAATTTACACAATTGTGCTATAAAATAAACTACTCCTGCTGCTATTGATGGTGGAGTATTTTCAGGCATTACATCCATTTTTTCTATTTTCATTGAAATAAATTGACATAATTTTGTTAATTCTGTATTTATATTCAATTTACTACAATATCTCTCGATAAATGCTTCTGGTTTTGTTTTTCCAAAATTTGTTTTTTCCTTGTTATCCATATCTTTTTCTAAATCATTTATTATTGATAACGCATTTTTACAACCTTTAGTTGCACTAGTAGCATCTAAATGAAATATTTGAGCAATTTCTTTGGCTGTTCTAGGATAATTATTAATTCTACACGAAATATATATAGAAGCGGCAACAATTCCATCGCGATTTACACCTCTGAATCTATAATCCGATTCTGATATTTTTTTATGATAAACTATAGCATCATCAATTATCATTTTAGGAATACCTGAATTATTAGCCATTGTCGTAATAATTTGAAATTCGTCATATTGCGTTTTTTCTTTATGTGGCATAGATTGCCATTCCGAATAACGTCTTATCTTACGCATTTCATAACTCATTGGACCAAAACATAATACTTTACAACCATAAGAAGATTCTTCTAAAAGTGGATTAATTGGCATACCACATCTAGTTGGGTCTGAATTCTGATTATCGTCTGCTCCGTAATATCTCCATTCAGCAGTCTGATCTACTAAATCTTTATAAATAATACCACATTTATTATTTGTACATGTCAAAAATCCTTCTTCAGAGAATGCTAAAATGGTCTCACATCGTTCACAAAATTCTCTATTTCCTGAACCATAAATACACTCTAAAGGCACCTTCGGCTTTTCTGGATTTTCAACTTCTGAATCAAATATATTCCACAATTCACACTTATTTATATTATTATTTTTACGTTTTTGGCTTTTATCTTTACTCATCATTCTATATTATCATTAATTAGATAAAATATTTTTAATTCAATTTTATTTATATTTTTTTTATATATATTTTTTTAAGACTCTATAATATATGGGTAATAGCACATCATCTACTAAAAAGTCTGAATCTGAATTCAATAACTTCTATGAAATTATTGATTATATAGCAACATATTATATTTTAACAATGGATTTTAAGAGCTTAAGCAAACTTTCTGAAAAAGCATATTGTGATAAACTTGTTGTTCTTACTTCTGATATAATTGAGAGATACTTCAATGATATGGAAGTTACATTTTTAGCTCAAAGAATTAAAGATGGAGTTGAAGTTAATGATTTAAAAACTGAAAAAATTAGATTTATTAATCAAGATAATCTTCAAAGTTTAGATGTATCTAATGATACACAAAAAAGTATTAGAAAAAAACGTGTATGTATTGGAATTGCTAAATATTATGTTAAAATAGCACATGTATTTGCTGCTATTGTTATGACAATTAATCCTGTTTATACATATAAAGATTCAACTGG